GTGACCGCCCCCAGGATGCCCAGGGCCTCCCTGAGGGCGTCGCGGGCGGCGGCGAGAGCCTTCGGGTCAATGTCGTCGGGTAGGGCCGCCCATTCGTCCAGCGCGTCCTGAGCGAGCCTAAAGGCCGCCTCACGGGCCGGATCGCCGTCCTCGAGCCGAGGGCGGGTGACGACAACCATGTTGCTGCCCGGCCGCGCCTTGCCGGTGAGCGCCAGCTCGCGGTAGTCGGCCTGCCTCATGCGAGAGGCCCGCGATCGATGTCGTCGGCCCAGCCGACCAGGCTGAGCAGCTTCGCCACCTCGGCCGGCTCGAGGCCCGCTGCCTTGGCGCTCGCCATGGCTTCGACCATGCCGGAGAAGGCCCGCGCCTTGCCGCCGGCATCCCAGGCTTGCAGCGGCCTCATGACGTCGATCTTGACCGGGCCGCCGAGCTTGGCCGCGGCTTCCTCGGCGACCAGCTCGGCGATGGGCTGGAGGGTCCACCCGGCCAGGTGGCGCTGCGCCTCGCGAATGAGCGGTCCCGTCGCCGCCGGGTTGAGCAGCGCCGGCAACACCCCGAAGGCATGGCAGATCGAATCCCGGGCCGCCTGGTGCGTCTCGGCCGTCATCGAGCGGGAAAGGTCCGGGCTGATCGAGGATGGCCGCCAGTCCGCCGCCGGTGCCGGGCCGCCGGCCGCAGAGACGTTGACGCTTTCCCTGAGCACCACCTTGCCGCGCTGTCCTCGGAAGGATCGCCCGAGCGCCTGCAAGTCGGTTTCCGGTGCTTCCGGGAAGGGTACGATTTGGCTGCCAATCGGCGATTGCGCGAACACCTCGGCCAGAGCCGCTTCAACGGCGTGCAGCATCTCGCCGGTGAGCGATGCCCGCCGCAGCGGCGAGGAACCGAGCCAGGGTGCCGCCGGATCGCTGCCGATCCGCACATGCAGAACCTCGGCCGCCAGCGCCGTCGTGGTGGTGCCGCCGCCGGCCTCGGACAGGCTGAGCCGGTATGCGCTCGGGATGCCGTCCCTGGTCCGCAGATCCCAGTCCGAGCACGGCACCACCAGGTCGTCGCGGATCAGCCCGACGAACTCGCCCCGAAGGGCCAGGGATCGGCCCAGGATGGCCATGAGCGAGCGCGGCAGCATATCGGTGCCGCTCACGTCGGCCAGGGCCATGGCGCCTTCCCAGATCGATATGGCGCCCTGCACCGTCGCCGTGAGCTCGCCGAGCCCGCGCCGGCCGCTGATGTAGCTCTCGCGCGCCGCCATGATCTCGGCCGTGAAGCCCGAGCCGCTGGCCCGCTTCTCGATCTTCTGCCGGCGGAAGGGCCACCAGTTCATCGCAGCGCCCGCCATGGCCGTAGAAGATCAGCGGCCCCCGAGAGCACCATCGCCCGGGCTGCCCATGCGGAAGGTCGGCCCGTGCGGCTGTAATCGCCAAGCGTCGCGCTCGAGTAGCCGGCCATCGTGGAAGGCTCGGCCGCGATGCTGGCGAAGAACTCGGCCAGCCGTCGCGCCGCCTCGAGCACCACCGCCGGCGGATCGGTATCGTCGCCGAGCGTGCCGGTGAAGCGAAAGGACGTGTCGGCATCGAGCGCGAAGCCCAGCGGTGCCGCCATCTCGGCGAGGCTGGCCGATGCCCAGGTGCCGCCACCTGCCCAGCCCTCGACGGTGGCGATCGAGAGCGGTGCCAGCGGCGGCAGGAAGGCGCCCGGGCCCTCGACGATCATCACCACCGGACGGGCGGGCCAGCGATGGCTGATCCAGGCCTCGAGGCGCTGCCAGGTGGCCGCGACATCGGCAACGGTGCCGGTGAAGCCCGGAATGGCGGGCCAGCTCGCCGGTTGCCCCTCGGTGATCGAGAGCACGGTCGCCCGGGTCATCGCCGCCACCGCCGCATGGCCGCGAGCGGGCTCGGCACGGCCGGCCGTCCAGGAGTCCAGCACCGGGCCTCGACCTGAGCCTCGTCGTATGCCGGCCGGGTCACGATGCTCAGCTCGAAGAGCAAGGCCTGCAAGATCGTGCGGATCAGGGCGCCGTGCATTCCGGCCTCTGGCCGCATGGGCTCTTCCTCGACAACCTCGGCCTGGTCGCGCGGAACGGCCCTCTCGGGCGGCAGGCGGAACCCGGGCGAGAGCCCGACAGCTAGCCCGGCAGCGATCAGCGCCAGGGCGTCCCGGCCGAAGCTCGTCTCGGCAATCGCCTGGCTGATCGTCGCCTCAAACGTCAGGGCCTCATCGCCGTCCGTGAGCCGCAGGGTGCCGGTGCCGCGGGACGCCAAAGGCCGGCTGAAGTCGTGGCCCGATAAAAGCCTGATTTCCGCCTCAGGATCGTCGACCCGGTACGCGAAGGCCCGCGGCGCGAACTGCTCTTTCCGAGGTCTGCCGTTCCGCCCGCCGTCGCTGAGCACGGCCAGCCGGTTGTAGGGAAACCGGCCGGCGAGCCGGGTTGAGCCGTCGGCCTGGCGCCGCAGCTCGAGCCCGGTTTCGCTGGCCCCGAAGAGGATCATGGCCCTCGCCTCAGGTGGCCACGAACCGCTTGATGTTGGTGAGCACCTCGAGCTGCGCCGAGCGGGAAATCGTCACGTCCATGGTCGCCAGGGCGGTGACCCTGAGCCCGCCGGACTGGGCATCGCTGTAGGGATCGCGGATCAAATCGATCGCGCCCCACAGCCCCACGAAGATCGGCGCCACGCCGCCGGCAGTCGTCGTGAGCAGCGCCGAAGTCGCCAAGGGATCGCCCGCCGGTGCGGCGAGCGCGTTGGTGCTCAGAGTGATGTTGCCCGCGCCCATCGCGGCAACAACTCGATCCATTTCCCAAATCGGATACCCGTCGCCGGCCCGAAACGTGTCGAGATCATCCCAAACTTCCGGCCTGAACATTGCTCGGACTTGCGTCGGTGCCGAAACTGCATTGCTCAACATGAACCGGACAACGGCCTTGCGGAAGATCGCCCACGAGGGCTCGGCGCCGACGCTCGTCTCGGCGATCCCGTAGGCGCTGGCCTTGCTGATCACGCCGCTCGGCTCGCCCGAGGCACCGGCGCCGAGGAAGATCGCCTTGTCGATCGCCTGCTGCATCGCGCCGGCCATGTCCCGGCGAACCGCTTGCTCGAGGCTGGCGCCGGACTGCTTGAGGGCCTTCCTCGTGAGCTTCATCTGCACGCCGAGGGTGTTGTCCGGCTTCAGCGGCCGATCCGTCGTCGCGTAGGCGCTCGGCCCGCCGACATTGCCGGTTTCCGTCTGCTGCCAGGCGACGGTGGCACCGCTGGTCGCGACCGGGAACTCGACCTCGCCCTGCGGGATGCTGATCAGCTGCGCGCCCATCCGCAGGGCTGCGCTGTCCGCGAAGAGCCGGTCGATGATCGGCATGGTGGCGATCGGGTTCGGCGTGCCCGAGGCGATGGTCTCGCCCGCCCGGCGCTCGAGGACCAGGCTCTCGAGCGGGATCGGATAGCCCCTGTAACCGCCCGAGCTGCGCAGTTCCTCGACGACTTCCGCCGTGGCCCCGTCGAGCTTCCTGCCCTCGTCGAGGGCGAGGGCCACCTGGCGCAGCTCGAACCGCTGCACCAGGTCCGACCACTGGCGATCGCCGCGCGTCTCGAGCTCGCCCTTGGCGTCGCGGCGCTCGGTGTCCTCGCTCACCAGGGCCGCGCGGAAGCGAACCTCGGCAGTCCGGTATTCCTTGTCGAGCGTGTCCATGGCGCGAACTTCGTCCTCGGACGGCTCGGCCTTCGCGGCGAGGGTCGCGAGTTCCTGCCTGATCTCGGACTGGCGGCGGCTGATTCGGACGGATTCGAGCATGGTACCTCTGGCCGGTTACTTGCGTGCCGCCAGATCCATCACAGCGGCTGCCCATTGCTTTGCCGCCTCGCTCTTCTGAGGGCGTCCGATTTCTCGATGCGTCTTCCTGCTGTGACAGCTCGGACACAGCGCCTGCAGGTTGTCGAGCACCCATCGCAGCTCGGGATGCGTCCGCTCAGGCAGGACGTGATCCACCTCGAGGCGGCCCCTGGCACCGCACTGCACGCAGCGAAATCCGTCGCGCCGCAGGGCAAGCAGCCGCAGCCCCTTCCATCGCCTCGAGCTGGTCGTCGCGCGGCTGTAGCGGTGCCAGCGGTCTTTCAAATGAAGATCAGCTTTGCTGGCTTGGGCGCCGGCCTCGCCGTCATGCGCGCGCCCTCGCCAATCGCCAGCACCGCAGCCGCGGCCGGGTCAATCCGGCCGGTCGAGCGGCCCTTGGCCAGTTTTCTATTTCCGGCTGGATCCATGATACAAACCGCGTCGGCCAGAGCACTGCGCACCAACAACGACGGCGAGCACTTGACCAGCCCATCATAGACGGCGCGACGGAACCGCTCGACGTCTTCCGAGCCGTCCCTGAAACCTTGACCACGCCAGACGATCGGACAGCGAATGCCGGCGGCTTGCATGGCCTCGCCCATCTCGGCAGCTTTGTATCGGTCGCAGACCAGGGC